TTAAACTAAATTCAATCAAATAAATATGTCGTCAAAACCACAATTCAGCCCTAAACAAAAAGCAATTATTGCAGGTAAAAAATCTGAAAAAAGTAAAAAATCTGAAAAAAGTAAAAAACAACTTGAAGTTGAAGTAGTTGATGTAGATTATAAAGACGGTAAGACTGTGGATTTCGTTCAAAATGTATCAGATTATAGACTTGTTATGAAAGATTATGACCCAGCAAAAAATAAATTTTCTCCAGTTATGACATCTTGGGAATTAAGTGGCATTTTAGGTAAGAGAAAAACTCAATTATCAAATGGTGCAAAAACATCAATTAATATCAAACCCGGTATGTCTCTAGATGATATCGTTGAACAGGAACTTCGAGAACGCGAGACCCCATATTTACTAAAAAGGACATCTGGGACAATTACTGAGTATTGGAGACTAGAGGATATGGAAATTAATATCTAATTTTGCATTTTGCATTTTGCATTTTCAGACTAAAATAAAAATAAAAATAAAAATTTAATATATTTTTTTGTCAAATATATTAGTATCTAAGAATGTATAATGTATATATTGCAATTAGTTTGTGGAGTTTGGTAAAGCTTGAACTGGATAAATTATCGTCCTACAGTGCGGACATTTATTATTTGGTAAAGCCCAAGTGGTAATACAGCTTTCATGAAATCTATGAGAACAATTTTTAAGTTTGCGAATTGGCATATTTGGAGTGGCATTTTCTAAATCTGCATATGGTTCTTGGCATATAGAACATATTGTATCATCTTGTCCCGCCTCATATGGAGCAGATATTGAAGCAGTGTCAAATTGCGCCTGTGTAATGTTTTCAGTATTAGTTGAATTTACCCTACCTAGTAAAATATCAATAATAGCATTATCAAAGTCTGTTCCAGCGCCATATTGAAATGTATATACGCTTGGTCTAGGTTGAGTATTTACGCCTCGTAGATTGTTATTTAGTTCGTTATAATATGATCTAAAACTTCTCCTCGCAGCATCCGTATCCATATTTGGATATAAACTCCCAAGTTGGGGAATAATCGCTTCCATCATTCTTTCAGAATAATCAGTTGTGATTTGACTTATATTTTGAGGGGAATGACTGGCGGAACTTCTTGGTGTAGTTGGAACTCTAGATGGAGTTCGCAAGATTCCTATTGGGGTAGCAGATGCATTTTGTAGGATTGTAGGTTGCACAGTGGGGGTATTTCGAATCCGTTCTAATTCAAGTCTCATGTAATTCCAATTTGAAATAGGCATAGTATATGTTGATTGCACGATCCGTCCATCTGGATATCTTGCTTCTTCATTAATACTAACTTGCGATAATGTATTTGTATCCGTATTTATATTTGTTGGATTCATATTTATTTTATTTGTAAGTTAAATGTGGGATTTCTTGTTAATATAAACTTTTAAAAATCAAAAATCAATTTTACGAACGATTGCAAATTAAAATTGTCGGAATTGCAATAAATGTTCCAATTAATTTTAAAAATGCAATACCAAATTTAATATCAAATTGCAATACTGTGGCTCTAGATACATCTAATAAATAATCTCGAAATTCTATATTTTCATGAGTATTAAAACTGCAATAGCCAACTGTCGCAATCGCTTCCATAATTAAAAATATGATATGTATGATAAATAAAAGATATACTCCGGTAGAATAGTTAGTCTCGCATTGACGAAAGCATGTAGAATTACGATTACTATTACGATTACTATTACTATTACGATTACTATTACGATTACTATTAATATCATTACCGCTATTTGTATTTGAATTTTGATTACGTGACTGACTCACTAATGGAAATTTTACATCATCTTTATTTGCTCTGTTTTCTACCCGTTCATTTTCTACCAGTTCATCATGTATCATTCTATATCCATCATACATAATGCGATGGTCTAGTTCATAGGATTTAACCAATAAATATACTAACATTCCCGATAATATTGCTAAACCGAAACTATACATACATTCGGCAATAATATAATATCTGTAATTATCATTTAAAAAATTATAATATTTTTTATCTTCATCTGGTGAATTATCTGTAATTTCCGCAACATTATTTATTAATTTTGCAACATATATGAAAATACCTAGCATTGACATATTATATACTCCAACAATTGAATTAAAAACTATATAACAAATTTGACATGTCATTTTTATATTTTAGTGTTTTATCCAATAATTAATTATCATTTCCATAAGTAAATTAAATTAAATAAAATAAAATAAAATAAAATAAAATAAAATAAAATAAAATAAAATAAAATAAAATAAAATAAAATAAAATGGTATTAGAAAAGCATACATTCGAAGAAATAAAAGGTTTGTGTGATAATAATTTCGACTGGGTTCCAGAAAATAGTAAAATATCGGATAGTCGTTCAAGTAAAGATTTCAAAACACAATCTTTTGGTGGCGAACTTAAAACAAAAGTATCAACTGCAATGGAAAAGGAAATCATGTCTGAAAAAGTAGCATCTGCAACATATTGCGCTTTCCAACTTTTTTTAACAGGTGTAGTTGAACCTCTTTGGGCGAAATTAATGAATATAGCCGCCAAACAAATCAATATTTCAAATCCCTTACTCCCCTTATTTTTAATGATAAAATGTAAAAGGTTTTATAGTATCTTATCTAGCACAAAAAACGCAAGTCAAGTATTACAATTAAGAAATCATTCAGAAATGCGAAATCTAATAGTAGAATTAACATCTCTATTATCTATTTCGCGTAAAAGAAAGCTTGAGGCATTACCAAAGATTAAAAAAACAGACTTCATGTTTGAAATATTTAAAAATAAATTTGATGCAAAAGATACTATGCTAGTAGATAAAATATTACAACCAGAAGACCCAAGTGAAATTCGGGTTGTCGCAAATGAATTCGCACATCATCTAAAAAATCGTAATAACTACAAAACTTTGTATTGGCTGAATTGGATATTAGAATGGGAAAAAGCAAATAAAAAGCGATATGGAAAGTTCGAAGTGTCTCCAAGAACAGTGGAGGGCGTTAATATTAAATTTAATAGGCAAGTAATCTGGTTAATATGGACGATTATTAATGTGATAAGAAAACAAAACTTTACAATTGATGGATTGGTTGGAGCTAGAGAGAATAAACAGATTGATGCGATCTGGACTATTTTTAGAAGAGATTATACTTCTGGAAAACAATCTAGTAGAATCCCATTAGTAATGTGGGCTATTAAATATATGACTGGCGAAATAGATTGGAAAATTCCATTAATTGATAAGGAAACACATCATTTTCAAGCAATAATGAATGTAAATACTATGGTTAAAAATATAAAATCACAAGAAATAGATAAATATGCATGTTATAACCAAAAATATAATTTTGTAATACATGATAATTTTTTAATGACAGAGAAACATTCCAATTTAGTAAAAGATAAAACTGATAAAGAAAAGAGGAAAGAAGAAGACCTGAAAAATAAGGCGCTACATAAAGAAAAAGTTGCATTTGAAAAAAGAGCTAAAAAGTGTAAGATTGATGTTGTAAGTTTAAATAAGCTGGATATGATGGCTAAATTAGATGATTTGTAAGTATGGATTTTCTAAAAAACAATATACCTTAATAGAATACAAAAAATTGATTTTTTATTTTATAAAGTCAAAATATCATAACTCAACATCAACAAAATATACAATACAAATACAATACAAATACAACATGTCAGGGCACATTACTACTCCAAACTCAAATGATGAATCTATTGTGACAATTGTTACAAAGGATGGCAAACAATATAAGGTAAAAAGTCGATATTTGCAAAATTGTGGGACTTTGAAAACTTTGATTAGCGATATAGATTATAATGATAATCATGATATCGATGGTGATGAGAACAGCATTCCTATTTCAGTTGATTCCAAAGAATGGGAGATATGTTATGATTATCTAGCACAGGTAGATGTAAATTATAGTAAAGAATCTGTAAGAATTTCATGCCCTGATTGGTTATACTCCGAAAGTGTATTTGACGATTCTGGTAGAGAAATACATAAGAAACACTCTTATAAAAAAATGGATGCAGAATATCTTCGTAAATTCCCAGTAAATGGTGATGAATTGACTTGGCGAGACACGCATTTCAAAGGTTATAATACACTTGATTTAACAGGCGATGAAAAGGAAGACCGCGTCCGACTTCAAAGACAAATGATACAAGTCCTTCTAGCTGCGAATTATCTAGATATTGAGGGGCTTATTATTTTAATATGTCGTAGTATCGGACATGAAATCAATACACATGATGTTGTCAAAATTCGGGAATTATTTGATGGAAATCATAATATGATGGGGTTCGAAAATGATTTTACAGAAGAAGAAATTAATGAAATTGAAAAAGAAAATGATTTTATGGAGTTTCTTTCAACAGAAGCAGAAGAAGACTTTTAGATTCAAATAATAATAATAATTTAATAATTTAATAATTTAATAATTTAATAATTTAGATTAAAATAATAATAAATATTTTTTGTGTAAAAGGCACAACACATAGTATCAACAAATATAATTATATAATTATATTATGATAATTATCTAAAGAAATTTACTTGCTTTTATTGTAATAGAGGATGATACAATTATATTTCATCAAGGCGCTAGACAAACTATTAGTTTATGAATCAGAGCCAACAGAAAACATTATAAACAACATTCATAAATTTATCCAGGGTAAAACAAAATTAAACTCGAGTCAATATTGGCTTTATGCAAATGGTGTAAATTTAACAAGCAATACTCAATACAAATTAAATCATTTTGATACAATTGAAGTAATGCCTAGACTACATGGCGGTAGCATTTTTGATGATATTATTGATGAGGTTATAGATGCTGTGCTTTCAGCTGTTAATGCAATACTTAGTCCAATAGAAGAACCAATAGGAGACATTATTTCGTTTTTTAGTGAATTTGGGAAGCTAATAGCGGCAATCTCTAAGGGTATTGTGTGGTTTATTATGTTTGTCTTATGGTTCTTTACAGACCTCTTGAATCCATACAATCTAGCAACAGATTTTCTAGGTTCATTATCCAGGATAACTAGATTTGTGATGCTTGGAATTGTTGATGTCTTATTTTCACTAGTAAAAGCGGGATTTAATATATTTGGTGATTCAGTTATGTCTGGTGTATTCGGATTTAACCCAGATGATAAAGGCGATGACAAAGATTGTAATGATATGAAATGCATTGAAACTGACTATCGTCAAGTGCCATTTACTATCATTATATGTACTATATTAATGCCCCCTCTAGGAGTATTGATGGAGTTTGGACTTAGTTACTGGGTTAATATCATTATTTGTGGGGTGCTAACACTAATGTTTTACTTTCCTGGATTGTTGTATGCATTAGTATTAATTTATTGTTAATTTTTCTTAGGTTTTAGTAATGTAATGATGAAAAAAAATTCAATATATTTAGAAAATAATAATTTAGAAAGCAAAAAAAAAGATATGTTCCAGATATTCATTAATTTGGGACATAATACACTTATATTATCTGAAACCAAATATAATATAAATTCAAATACATATTTGTCAGAATTATATAAATATGTAGGTAATAAATTAGAAGATGTGGGTTATTCTAGTAATAATTATTATTTAACTTCAATTGGTAAGATTTTGCCAATAATTGATATCCCAATTTCAGATTATGGAATTCAGAATAATAGTAATATCAATTTAGATTATAGACTTGTTGGAGGGAATCCTCTAGAACTAATAGTTGATTTTTTTAACTCATTGTTGCAATTGGCATTATTAATATATCCTGGAATACTTTTTATAGGTAAGTTATTATTTTGGCTAGTGCAATTATTAATGTGGATGTTTAAGGAATTTTTAAATCCTATTAATATTGTGACAGATTTAATGGGTAGTGTCATTAAGATTGCTAGATTCGTAATTCTGGCAGGTGCAGATATTTGTATGGCATTTGTTAAAAGTGGATTTAATATGGTGTTTGAACCAATTTTTGGCAATATTTGGGGATGGGATTATGACACTACGACAGACAACGTAGTTTATTCAGATGATATCAATGATACAAACAATGATACAAACAAAGATAAATCAAAATCAAAAGTTGGATATAAGAGATGTTCTAAAGACGGTAAAATATGTTATAATACAGGCTATGATACAATTCCATTTAGTGTTATTATGGCGACAATATTAATGCCCCCATTAGGAGTATTGATGGAATTTGGGATTAGTTATTGGGTTAATATCATTATTTGCGGTATCCTAACACTAATGTTTTATTTTCCGGGTTTGTTGTATGCTTTGATATTGCTTTATTGCTAAACAAAAATTCTATATAGACTATAATAGTTTGGGAAATAACATGTCAAGCTCTAGCGGATATATACCGCCTCATATGAGAAGGCGTGGGATTACAGAGAATAAGAAAAACTCACAAATTAAGTCTATAATGGAAGGGAACGGTCCAATGGGAACATTGATGTTAGTAGTTTTAGATACTATAATAGATATACTATTGGATTTCGCTGGGTATTTCTCAGCAATATTTCAAGATGGGATGGATTACATGCATGAAATAACATTTGGAAATTATCATGGTATGTTTGGTAATGAACAAAACCCCGAAAAATATGGTATATGTTTTTCTTGGAAAATGATGAGATATTTAATTACAGTTATAACACCGCCAGTTGGTGTATTTATGGCAAAAGGTCTGAAAGGTTGGTTTAGTGTATTACTGTGTATGATTCTATGTTATTTCCATTATGCTATTGGGATCGTATATGCATTTGTTGTGGCAAATAGTAGTAAATACGGTGATATGTATGAACTATATGAAACAAATAGAATAAGTAAAATAAAAGAAAAGGTTAAAAAGGAAGGGGATGAAACACCGAATGACTTAGCATTATATGCTGGTGTTGCATTAATGATTACATCATTTGTAGTATTAATCTTGTTTATCCAATTTATAATGAAACGAATGTAATAAGAGTTAAATAATACATTTTTGTATTCAACTAAACTTCTCCTATTATAATAATATTGTATTGCGTCAAATTACATCATATTATATACTATTAAAATATGTCAGATAGCACAGCTCAAAGAATAGATAACGGTAAATATACACTATACGATAAATTTGTATATGGCGGTTTAGGATATGGGACATTCTGCTTACCAACTAATCTATTTAGAATTGTATTCACTATTCTATTTCCACCACTAGGAGTATTCATTGGACACATCACAAATGATTTTCCATTCATAAACTTCTCTAGTCTAATAAAAGACATTGATAAAATCATTTATTCCTTCATGCTAACTATGTTATTCTATATACCCGGTTTAGTTTATTCTCTATCTATTATAAAATGTTCTGATGCTAATGAAGGCGAATATGTAGCATGATAATAATATTTGTTTTTCTAATATATTTTTTAACATGTTTTTCTAATATATTTTTACAATTTAAGATAATCTTATAAAATTGAATAATAGTGGATACAAATACCTAAATAATCATACTACATAACCATACTACATAACCAATACTACATAATCATACTACATAATCATACATAATCATGCCAAATATATCAGTCAGTAATTTATATGTTTTAATGGGGATGAATTATTTTAAAAAATTCGATGGTGTGTTGGCGTCAGTTTGGAAATCGTATGATAGAGAGGATTTCTTGAAATGGGAGAAGAGTGTGGATATTTCGAAAGTTGCTTCTAGTGCCGTCCAACTAGAACATATTCAAAAGAAGCTGAAAGTGGATATATCATCTCAGTTGAAAATATGCCAGAATACTGTATGTGCAAAAGATTTAATGAATAAACAAAGAGAAATCGTTAATACATTAATTCGTGGTATGTCTACAGATGCAAGACCAGAGGACGTATCAAAATTAGAGCAAGATGTCTCTAAATTAATTAAAGATAATACAAATACATCTTTTGGAAATCGCCATGAAGGTAGTGCTATAGAGAAATTTGAGGCTGAAACAAATCTGAAAGTTGTTAATCAACAAAGGCGTTTTAATTTTGAGATTGGTACATATAATGGTTTAGACTGGAAATTAGTTGGACTTATTGATGGTATGACAGCAACTGGAGAAATTGTTGAGATTAAGAATAGAGTCGGTTCAATGCCAAAGAATAAAGCTTTAAAAAACTATGAAACCCCACAAATTATGACGTATATGTGGCTTGCTGGTGCAAAAACGGGATATCTTGCCGAAAATTATAAGATATCTGGTAGTGAGAATTTGCGAATTATTCCATTAAAATACAAGGATGACTATTTTGAGAAATCTGTATTGCCTGCAATTGAAAAGTTTATTGTGTTTTTCAATGTCTTTATTGGGAATGACAATATGAAAAGTATGCTTATCAAAGGAGATGAAGAGAATTTATATAAAATATTTCTAGGATGCTAGATAGTTATAATTTTATTATTAATTTTATTATTGGTTTTTAATTTTTTATTGATAGATAGTAATATAAGGTAATTATACAATATAATAATGGAAGAAACGAAAGAGTTGTTATTTGGTGGTAAGGGGGGTAAGCCTAGACCTAAAAAACCGAAACGCACTTTGCGCAAGGGAAACTCTTGGAAACGCCAGATGTTGGGGTACAAACAGGCAAAACACACTCAGAAACTCGCCAGATTTAATCTAAAAACCACAAATTCTCAAGGTAAAGTAGATAAATATACTAACAAAATGGCACAAGACAGAGCAAAAATGATGCAAATACAGGCAAAAAGAAATAGTTTATCACAACCAAAAACAAAGTTAGAAGGGCAATTAATGACAAAAAAAGAAACTAAAAAATTTAATAAAGATACTAAAAAATTTAATAAACAAACTAAAAAATATGATAAACAAACTAAAAAACTAGAAAAACGTATTGGCTCACATGGTAAAAAAATTGGTAAAGAATCAAAAAGACTAGGTAAAATAAGTAAGAAAGTTGATAAAAGCAAAGCTAAAATACAAAAATGGACTAACAAAGTGCAAAAGGTAGAAGATAAAAAAACTGAAAAATTACAAGATAAATTAGATAAAAAAAGAGCAGACTATCAAAAGTCTATTGCCCGAATGTCAAATTCAACGAAAAGTAGTAGATTTAGGTCTATAAAAAAACGTTTCAATCTTGGAAAAGACGCGAAAAGATATAATGCTGCGAAAAAGAGTCTTAAGCAAGGAGAAACTTTAAATACACAGAATAATGGCGCAATGAATAAGATTATTTCACAAAGACAAATGACAAAAACAGTATTAAATCCTTTTAAAAAATCACATACTAGACTATCAAAGTATATAGCAAATAAGGGCAAACCAAATGAACTACTCGAAAGATCAAAACTGCTTCAAAGTAATTTAACGGCAATGAAAACAAAAACAGATAATCATAAAACGAATGCTAGTAGTTATTCGCAGGCTTCTAAAAAGTTATCTAACCCGGATGGTGTCTTAAATACATCTAATGCTAGATCAAGAGCTCTTAATAGCATTAATTACAAAGCAAAACTTCTGA